AGCCGAGCGTATTGAGGAAATGGAGCAGGTCAAGGTGGCATCAGTCGGCGGGCTTATCACGCGCCTCTCCACCGTCCGCTCGCTCTCACCTGTTGCGTTTCGCATCATCATTCAGCTACTCCACGGCAACACCGACGCGCTGGAGTCTTACTCGCAACGGGCCAAGGCTCGCGGCGTGAGCAAGCAGACGGTGTTCCTAGAGGTGAAGAATGAACTCGCCAAGGTGCGCTCGCTGTTTCCGCTGATTGTGCAGCACGTTGAGACCATGCAGTTTAACGCACTTGCGCACGAAGACCCGATGAGCAACTCGGACGCGATACGCGAGGGAAGGGAGATCGTCGGATAAACGCATGAAACGCACACGACAGACAAGGCACATTGCATTCGCTCCCCTTACCCCTCATGTGGGGCAGGGAAAACGTGTCAAGCACGAAGTTTGCGAGGGGTTTGCGTGAACGCTGTGCCAATAGAAAACTTAAGGATTCCACGGCTGGCACGAGAATCGGGTTTTTCTACCTAACGCACTTTTGAGCGAACAACTTTTACAAACTCCTATTACGATAATGAGTCTCAACAACAAAAAGGAAAAGCGACCTGACGGCGCAGTGGCCAAGAGTTGGGCCGAGGTTGCGGGCAAGCTAGGCATTTCCCGCCAAGCCCTTTACAACTGGCGAAAGCTAGACGACGCGCCACAGGAGCCGAACGTGGACGCATGGCTAGAGTGGGCAGCGGAAAACAAACCGGACGCAAACCACGACTTAAGCGAGGTGAAGCGCCTAGTTGAGCTGGAGAAACTGCGAAAGCTAAAGCGTGATAATGAGATTAACGAGAAGCAGACCATAGGCATGGCCGAGGTTACGGCGGCGCTACGTGTGGCAACTGCGAAATGGGACAGCGCAATCACCAGCAAGCTAGACCAAGAGGCACCGGCCCGCTTGGTCGGCAAAGACATTGCCGAGATGCGCGTGGAGATCGCAGTAATCCACGACGAACTGAGGGAAATCATGGGTAGGGAACTAAGCGAGCAATGCGCCCAGAACTAGCGCAAGCACTCACGCCAAGCAGACGAGACCGCCGATTCATCTACGATTGGGCGCGGGATAACATCACGGACATTCCAGGCTCCCCAATCAGAGGCCGTTTTGACATCCGAAACTCCCCTTGGCTCAAGCGCCCGTTTGAAACACTCACGGATCCGCTATGCCGACACACGACGCTCATTGCGCCCGTGCAAACCGGCAAGACCCTGCTTGCAGAACTAGCCGTCGCCTACCGCATAGCCAACGACCCAGGTCCGTGCTCGTTCACGTTTCAAAGCGACGAAATGGCAGCCCTTGAAGCCAAGACGCGCCTAATGCCGTTGCTCGACTCTATTCCCGCTGTTGCCCGCTTGCTCCCGCGTCCGGGCCCACTCCGCACGCAACAGGAAATCTTTTTTGGCAATCAGTTCCTCGTTCTCAACTCCGCAAACCTAGCGCACCAACAGTCGCAGGCGATCCGGTTTAAGATCAATGACGAGCTTTGGTTCCCACGCTGGGCCGAAATCTACCCGCACGCCTTGGCCCGCGTATCGGCTTTCGAGGCGCAGGGCATAAGTCACATCTTAGACATCTCCCAAGGTGGCACCGAAGGCGATACCGCATGGACGAGTTTCGAGGGCGGCACCAAAGAAGTATGGCACGCCGACTGCGCGGGATGCGGAAAGGCAATGCCGCTAAAGTTCCGTTGCACGCGAACGGATGGCGGGCGGGCTGGCGTCGTATGGGATGCGAAGGCGAAGCGTGACGACAACACATTCGACGTTGCACTAGCCGCCGCCACCGTCCGTTTCGTCTGCCCTCACTGCGGGCACGAACATCCAGACACTGATCGCACGCGCCACCAATGGCGAACGACAGGCCGCTACATCACGCCAACTGGCGAGGCACCCGCACGCCGCCGAGTCAGCTTCACTTACGATGCAGTTGTCGCGCTACCGATGGAAACGCTTGCCGCCCAATTCTGCGCGGCTGAAAACGTGTTTGCAAAGATGGGCGACGAGACCGAGCGGCGCAACTTTAGGCAAAAAAAGGAGGCAGGGTTTTGGACTATTGAGCGCAACGTGATTGACCTAGGCGAACGCAAGGCGAGCGGCTACACCACTGCAACCTACCGAGACGCGCCGATAGCTGGCGAGGTTGCCCGCGTGATGACTTGCGACAAGCAGCAGTCGGGGTGGTGGGTGGAGGTTGGCGCGTGGACACCCGAGCCAACATACCGGCAACTCTATTTCGGGAAGGTCGAGACGCGGGATATGTTGCGCGAGTTGCAGCGAATCTACGGCGTGAAAGATTTTGCGGTTGGGCAGGATCGCGGCTATATGCCGAGCGAGGTTGACCGTGACAGCGTGGCGTTTGGATGGAGCGGCATTCAAGGCGCAAAGACGAAGGGCAAGCGTTGGCCGATGCGCGGGCATGACGGCAACATGGTCCTGACGCCAATCTCTGACACGCTATTCGCCACCGTTGGCAACGACCACACCGCGCCCTACATTGAGTTTGATGGCGAATGGGCAAAGGACATTTTGGCTACAAGCCTAAGCGGGCGCGGCTTTCCCTACCTGCTACCGGATGACGCAAACCCGCTTTGGGCTGAGCAGGTCAAGAGCGAAGAAAAGCGCGAGGTGCGCCCTGGTGTTTGGCATTGGCTAGAGGTGAAGCAAAACAACAATCACGCTCTGGACACGGCGGCGATGCAATTGGCGATTGCGCTTGCTCGCGGTATTTTACGGACGCCCGCCTAGTGCGGGAATCGAGCCCGTGTTTTGTAGCTACCTCCCACCGTCCGAAGCGATGCGGCGAGGCTAGTCCCCGTAAGGGGCTTTCATAACAGCGCAGGCGGGGGCGCTGGCAATCGCCTCACCCCGCCACCTTTCTTTTTACGATGTGCGCAAATGGTAATGGCACACGCCCCCATCCTTCGCACGCAGTTCTCTACCCTCGCAGGCCGTATAGATACGGAGGCGGGCGTGATCTACGGCGTTGCTGTCATCACGAAAGGGCCGGCACTAGGACACGGCATGATGATTGATGACGTTACGCTGTCCGGCGTCGTTGAGCAGGCGAACACCTACGAGGGCGGCATGAAGGTGAAGCTCGACCACACGAACAGCGCGGGCGCGATTGTCGGATTCCTTCGCGGCTTCCGCATTGAGGGCGACACGGTGCGCGCCGACTTAACGCTTCTCAAATCTTCGCCCCATCGCGGCTACGTCTTAGAGCTTGCCGCCACCATTCCCGACACGTTCGGGCTCTCTATCGCATTTAGTGGCGTAGACGAAGAAATCAGCGGCACCCGCTTTGCCCGCTGCACCGAGATCTACAGCGCCGACCTCGTCAGCGATCCCGCCGCCAATCCCAACGGACTTTTCAGCCAACCAACCCAATTCCAAACTATGACACCCGAAGAAATCAAAGCAGCCATTGCCGCAGCCATTGCGCCGTTGGTTGAAAAAATCGCGGCTATTGAAGCCGCTACCGTTGCCGACACCACCGCCGACGCCGCCGAGATGAGCACGAAGATGAAAGACGTAGCTAAAGAGGCTGCGCTCTCCGTCCTGCGCGAGTTTTCCGCCACCCTTCCCGCGCCCGTTGCCGTTTCCGCTCCTGCGCCTGAGCCCACCGTCGAGACTTTCGAGACCGTCGTGCGCGCCCTTAAATCTGCGGGCATCAAGCACAACGACGCAATCCGCAAGGCGATGAGCGAAAAGCCTGACCTCTACGCCTCCTATCTTTCCCGCGCCCAAAAGGGCGAGGTAATTCTGTTCTGATAACCTAAATCCAATCCACTCATGGCTACCATGTATAATGACAGGGGTTCATTCCTTGCCAACACCACTATCACCGCGTTTCGCGCTGTTGTTCTTTCGAGCAATGGCGGCGTGACCCTCAACGTCGGCTCCACCAAGCCGGACGGTTTCGCCCTCATTGACGCCGCCTCTGGCGATTACGTCTCTGTGAAGTTCCTGCATAACCCTGGCACCCAAAAGGGCGCGCTCTCCGCTTCGCCTATCACCGTGGGCGACATCGTATATGCCGCCAACGCCGGAAACGTCTCGCCCACTGGCACCATTGTTATCGGCAAGTCCCTCACGACCTCCGCTGTAACCGGAGCTATCATCGAGTTCATCCCCAACACCCTCTAATCACTCACTACAATGTATTCAAATTCAAATGCCATTTACCGCGCCGAGTTGGCCGGTTACGTTTTCGAGACCGAAGGCTGGGAGAAGAATCTCATCGGGACGCTCGCCGTTCCCGTTGTTGATGTCGCACTTCCCGAGGGTCAGTATCCCAAGTTCCAGAAGCAGCAGGGTCAGCTCCTCAAAACCGAGGTAAAGCCCCGCGCTGCTTACGGCAACTTCCCGCGTGGCGCAGCCTCGTTCGTTCAAGACACCTACGGCTGTCTTGAATATGGTTTTGAGCAGGCCGTTGACGACACTATCAAGCTGAAGAATAAAACATTCTTCGACGCCGAGATCGTCGCCACCCGACTTGCCCGCCGCAAGCTGCTTCTCGCCCACGAGATTCGCGCCAACGCGCTGCTCTGGAATGCGACGACCTTCACTGCGACCAATTCCGCCACCGCCTACACCACCGCCAACATTGCCACGTTCGACGTTGGCGCAGACGTTGATGACGCCAAGGATCGTCTTATCAGCCGTGGCGAAGCCGCCAACACGGTCGTCATTCCCTACTCTGTCGCCACCCGCCTCCGTGCTTCCACGAAGTTCCAGAACCGCGCTCGCGGCGCTGGCGTCTCGTCCGACAGCATCCTCAACCTCGACGCCTCCGCAATGGCCGATGTGTTTGGCGTTGACCGCGTTCTGATTGGTCGCGCCGTCTATGACAGCGCCGCCGAGGGCGTCGCGTTCAGCTCCTCCAACATCTGGGCCAACACCTATATCTGGGTCGGCAATGTCGGCACCAGCCTACTTGACGGCGGCTGCGCCTACACACTCAACTGGTCGCAGTATGGCACCGTGATGAATGTTGAGACCTACCGCGACGAGCCTATCAAGTCCGACATCGTGCGCGCTGCTCACAGCACCGCCGAGAAGGTCGTGAACAGCGCCGCTGGCGAGTTGATCACCACGCAATACAGCTAAACCGCGCAGAGTTTTAACACGGCCCGCTCCTCAAAAGGGGGCGGGCTTTTTTCTTATGCAAGACTACTCACAAAGCGGAGAACAGGCCACTATTCTCGCGCATTGCGGCGGGGCTGGCATGTTTCTCGACATCGGCGCAAACGACGGCGTTACGTTCTCCAACACACGCGCCCTTGTAGAGCTTGGCTGGGCTGGCGTTTACGTTGAGCCAGGGTCCGCTGCGCTAACCAAGCTAACTGAGAACATACCCGACGCCCGCGCATGGAGGCGAAACGTGCGGGGCTGGCTGCGCTACATCCAGGTTGCAGTGTCCGATAAGGACGGCGTTGCGGACTTCCACGAATCCGACGCCGATAGCCGCTTTATGCTTTCGTCGCTCGCCACGGAGCAGACGCGCAAGTGGGGCTGTTACGATTTCGCCACCGTCACCGTGGAGACCGTCACCGTCGAAACGCTATTAAAGCGCGCCGACCTTTCCCGCGTGGACTTTCTAAGCATAGATGCGGAAGGTTCAGACCTCGTTATCTTCAGGCAATTCAACCTGTCCGCGCTAGGCGTGCGCGTGTGCTGTGTTGAGCATAACGGCAGCGACCTTGCGCCATTCGACACCCATGCCGCCGCGCACGGGATGCGGCGGATTTTCAACAATGCGGCCAATTGTATCTACGTTAAACTATGAGCGACTTCGGCATTACCCAACTGGAAACCGACATGGCGGCGATTTGTTCGCTCACCTATTCCGGTGAGGCGTTCGTGACAGGTGGCGTGACGTATGCAGGCGTGTTTGGGCAGACCGATCAACAATACGGATTTGAGCTATCCGGCAACCGCACCGACGCGACAATCAATCTGACGTTTAGCCGAGGCGTTTACACTCCAACAATCAATGCGCTCCTTTACCGCCCCTTTGATTCGACCACCTACCGCATTACCGACTTCAAGCCGGATTTGCAGGCGTATGATTGCACGCTAAACAAGCCGCTCGCGTGAACCTGAAACTAGATTTAAACACCGCCGAGTTTCGCATGGCCGCGCAGCGTGCGGTAAGGGAGCTAGGCGCGAACGCCGAGATGCTAATCAAGGAAGAGGCGCGGTTTGCGATTCGTGACTTCGTGAAGGTGACGCCGCCGTTTGCTGCGGGCGCTTACAACAAATCAATGGGCTCGGCTGCGGACAGGGAAGCAGGCGAGGGCGCAGTGAAAAGAGACATCCGGCAAATCGCCGTCCCAATCACACCCAAGTTTCTCGGCTGGGTTACGGAGCGTTTCGGCAGTCACAACGTCTCGGTTTCGCTTATTCGCAAAGGCACCAAGGACAAGTATCAGGTGGCATTCACCAGGGTCGCTCCAACCATTGGCGAGCTTGCGAGCATCCATCAATCCAAGCGCAACCGATACGGGCGAGTGGCAAAGAATGCGCGCCCCGAATCAAAGGCGGCAGCACCTACGCCTGTCTTGCTGGCATACGCCAAACAAATGATTGCGCGTATTGGCGCAGAGAAGAACGTATTTGGCACAGCCGCCGCACGGCTGGGGCTGCGGCTCCCTTCGTGGGTATCGCGGCGCGGAATGAAGGGTGCAGGCAGCTATCGCGAAGGCATGGGGCCGTCATTCTTCATTGAAATCTCAGGCCGATCCCAACGCCCGCAAGCACCGTCCGACCTTGCGTACGTAGTCAAAAAGCGCGGCGAAATTCTAGCCAAAGAGGTGCAGCGCATGGCGACATCATTTGCACGCACCGGCAAGATTCTAACTCGCCGCAAATCCTTTAACACCTCTGAATAATTATGCCCACTCAATACGACATTACCGACATCGTGAAAGACGCCGTGAAAAGCGTGCTTGCCGAGGGGCAACGCTACGTGCCAACGGCGAACATTCGCACGAACCGAAGTGACGTCGCCGCCGTCGTCCCGCGCATTGACGTAACGGTTAATGGCGTCTCGCGTGCCAGCGAGCAAATGGCCTACGCGAACGGCGCATGGTTCTTTAACCATTTCGAGGTAAGCGTAGACGTTGCCATCGTGTCAGACCGCGCAGGCGATGGGGCCGCGCAGCACGACCTAATCTTGCAGCGCGTGCGCTACCTTATGACACGCGAGGCGCAGTCATTTGTCTCGCCCGTGGTCACGCTATTTGAGCCGCTAGACATTGCCGAGGCTGGCGAGTCTCACGAAGTCCTAGAGGAAACACGCGAGGACATTTCAACAGTATCCTACCGCATGCCCATCGGATTGCTTGCCTCCGGTTACACCGTGCCGACCTACGGCAGCGCCGTTTAATATTTTACGAATCGGCCTAGTTTATGGCTATTCCTTATTCCACCTCCGCCAATCTTCCTTACGGCTCCCGTGTCGTCACCATTGGCGCGGTTGGCTTTATCGCAAACAGCTTCAACCCTTCGCAATCACTGCAAGTCATTGACCGGCAGAACGAGCTTGGCGCACCAAACGGCGCAATCGGCATTCGCGTTCCGCGCACCGGCTCGACTTCGTTGCAGCTTGCCAGCACTTCCACTACCGCGCCCGCGGTTGGCGACGAGTTTTCGGCAACGGTTGCGGGTTCCGCCATCACCTTCTTTCTTACCGAAGTCGGCTTACCCGAGGCTCAAGGCGGCTTTAAGACCGTTGAAGTGTCGTTCCGCGAGTCCATCTAAGGGCGTGAAAACCCGTGGACTCTACCGCTCTATGGGCTGAAAAGTATTTCCCCCGCTGGCACGCGATGCAAGCGAGGGAAACGGCGCTACGGGAGCAGGCGTTTATTGAATGGGAGTCGGTTGTTTGCGGCGAGCGTATCCGACAGATGACGCTTGGCGACATGCTCATGCTTCAAGGGCTCGGCAATCCCTACGTCGCTGGCGATGCGTTTCCCGAAGCCGTGGATGTAATGCAGTTCCTCTGGTTGCTTTCCGTTGAGAATAAAGGGGGCCGGTTGCGCAAATGGTATCAACGCCGTGCCCTAATTAAACGAGTGGCGCAAATCAAAGCCGCTGACCCTCTGGAGGCTTGCGGCGCGGAGATTGACTCCTACATGACTGACGTTTTCCAAGATTCGCCAAAGGGCAGCAAGTCAGACCGTCGCCCGCTTGGCGTATGTTTCATGGCCTCCATGCTTACCCGCCTCGCCTCTGCGCTTGGGCCGCACGATCCCGCAACCGGAGAAGTTTGGGCGCGTTCCCCGCTCGCTCGCATCTTCCAGTATCTCAAAGCCATTCGTGCCAGCGAAACCGATGGCGAGTTCAAGGACTCGTCGCCATCCGACAAAATAATGTCTGATTGGCTGGATGAAACCAACCGCAACGCCGCCGCATAACCGACCTTTAACATGGCTTTCTTTGCAGACGTAAAAGCGCGGCTCGGCTTGGACATTTCCCCTTTTGAAAAGGGGCTGAGTTCCGTGCAGGCCAAATCCAAGCAAGCTGGTGCGGAAGTCGGCAAGAACTTTGCTGGAGTCAAGGCACTCATCGGCTTCTCTGCGATTGCCGCAGGTTTCAAAGGTGCGCTTGATAAGGCAAAAGAACTACGAGACGCGGCCCTTGAAACAGGCACCGCGCTAGATCCGTCCGTTCAGCGCACGGCAGACCTTGCCGACAACCTAGACAAATCCAAGGACGCGCTCGCAGACGTAGGGGTTACGATCTTGGGTGGGTTACAGCGCGCCGTTGATTATGTAGTGGCGTTTGGCTCGCAGATGCTTGGACTTGTTGATGGCGTGAGTGAGGGGCTTGCCGCGATTGACGAGGGCCGCGCAAAGGAAGCAAAGGCGCAGGCGGATAAGAAAAAGGCGGCGGAGCAAGCAAAGACAGATGCGGCCAACCAAAAGAAAAGCGACGAAGCAGAGCTTGCGGCCAGCGTCAAGGCGGCTGCGCAGTTTAAGAAAGCGGGTGAAATTAAAGAAGCCGCACGCCAAAAAACACTCACGCTCGATCAAAAGATAGCCGAGACGCAGGCGGCGCTTGCGCAGGCAGAAAAGGACAACGCCGACACAAGCAAAACCGCCGCCGACCGCATTGACGCGCTGGTTATCAAAGAGCAAAAGCGCGCCGACCTTGCCGACCTGCTCAAAGAAAAAACCGATCGGCAAAAGCAGGTTGAAGAGGAGCTGCTTTCATTCTTTGGCGACATTGAGAAATCCCGCGCCGATGCTGAAGCCAAGCGCACGGACGAACTGGAGGCACAGCAAAAGACGCTACTCGACCAAAAGAAAACCATTGAGCAGACCTTGGCCGCACAAGAGCAGGGCAAGCGTGCGAGCGTGGAAGATGCTGCCAGCGGCAAGCGCAACGTGGGCGGAAGGACGCAGGCCAACGCCAAGCGGCTTTTATCGGATAATGCCGAAGAGCGGCGGCGCATGGATGCAGTCTCGCAGGCGGAAGACACGCTTGCGGAAGCAACAACCAGCAGCGGGCGCAGGGATGCACGGGCAGAGCTAGACCGTCGCAAGGCCGCACTTGCTGCAACGCAGGGGCGCAAGTCATCACTTGAAAAGTCACTTGGCGGCAAGGTATCCGACTCGTTCGTATCCAAGCAGGTTGACGAGCTAATCAAGGTCAATAAAGCCCTTGCCGACACAAATAAAGCACTTGCCCCAACCTCCATTAAATCCACCAAATGAGCGTCACGGCCGTCACATACTTTCAAGGCGCAGGCGTAGCCTTTACCGCCGTCGCCACCATTGGCCCGATTGAGTGGATGGAGCCGCTTCCAAAGCAGGCATCGCCCGTCATGTTTCGGCAAGCGTTCATGCAGGCCATCAGTAGCTTTTCTGCCGTTAATCTTGACATGCCACACCCAACGGCGACGACCTATTTGCTCGTTAAAGAAAGCGACTTTTCCATAGTAGGCGGCGGCGTGCAAAAGTGGAACCGCTACTATGCTACGACGCCTCCGCAGCGAGTGGAATACAGCACGATGGCGGCGACGTTTCCAGGCTATGCCACTGGATCAATCGGGCGCACCCCGATAAACGCCAGCTCACCCGTTAAGATTACTTACGATTACTTTTTGCTGGGCGCACTCCCCGCGCTCGGCCCCGAGTCCCGCCTCACCAACGTCTACGGGCTGAACCAGCCACTACTTTCTGACATTTATGTGGCGAACTCTGGCTTCTTCGCCACCGCGTCGAATC